GTGAAGCCACCATCTCCAACAAATTCAATATATGGATTTTGAGTCTCATCTGCATTATCATTGTCAGTATCAGCTTCTAACCGAATAAAGCATGATACGTCTGACTTAAGTATTAGATTTGATTTTTCTCCGTCTGGAGCTTGAATTGTAAGCGTTTCTTTATTATCACCACCTGATTTAAAACCCATTTTAATCTCCTATTCTGTTACGCCCGAGCCGGAAAGAGCAAACATAGAGCTAGTAGGAATAGTTGTTAAAGAAGCATATAATCTGTATCCACCTGAGGCTCCTAGTGGAGTTGAAATAAATATCTCTTTACACTTAACATCAAATTCCATGGAATCTTCATGACTATCTAAAGAAATATAAGTTCCATTGTCGCCGTCTCCAACACGATTGTCTGATCCTGTAGCGTGAAAGTGTATTCTAATGTGCTCAGTTATTGACCCTGAGGCAATGACAGTTACTTTTTTTGTAACAAAAGGAAAAGAAATCGTGTGTTGTTGATTTTCAGTTAATACTGACCCAGTTATAAATGGGTGTCCTGAAACTTGATATGAACCAACATTCCTCAAGCCGGTTCTAGTAGCACCATGAAATATTGGTTGTCCTGTTTTTGCGTCTACTGCCATTTTTTTCTCCTACTTTATATCTAGTTTTTTGTTTCTTTCTTGCTGTGCTTTTTGAGCATTTCTTTTCTTTTTGATTCTTTCTTTTCTTCTTTTAGACGAGGGTTTTTCAAAAAATCTTCTATCTAAATAGTCGTCTAACACCCTTTCTTTTTTAACCTTTTTCATAAATTTTTTTATTAGGCGGGTTATATCACCTTTTGTCTCTCTAATATGTACTTTGACATTAACTGCTCTTTGTTTAGACATTATATTTCCTATTTAATTAAATGCTTCCATTTACCATTTGCAATTTGCTGAATTGCAGTGATATCTACGCCGGCATCTGTAGGGCTAGTGCCGGCCAAAGGCCCTTGACCTGAAGACTCAACTATTGGCTTAGTCCCTGTAAAGACCCCAGCCAATTTGGAGGATTCATTTAGCTTTTTAATTTTTTCTTGCCTTTGTCTCTCCAAGCGCTCAGCTTTCAATTCTAAGTCTTCAGTGTTTTTTGTGACTGTAACGCCTTCTGTTACAATTCTTTGATTCTGTAAGCCTATGGCAACCTCAGAAACAATATTGGACAAAACACCCTCTTCTAAAAGAACTTCTTTTATAGTTTGCTTTATTATTGGTTTTATTAATTTTTTAAACTCATTTGCTTTCATATTAATCTCTTAGTATTGAATCTATTAAGTTATCAACTTTAGAATCTTTAGACTCATTTAAATAGACATTTATTTGAGGATCCATATTAATAGAAGTTTTTGCTCTTGTCGGCGCCACATAAGCACCCGGAGTAGAAGGCTCAGAAACCATATCAAAGCAAATTAATTGAAAATCATCTTCAACAATTGTTTTATCTTTTTCTTGCTTAACAGAGCCTAATCCTCTGGAAGAAATACCTAACTTAACATTAGCCTTCACCAGATCTTTTAAGATTTTTCCTGAAGGTGTATCAAGCACTTCAATTTTTCCCATAACGTCGTCGCCTTGCCACCATAATTTAGTTATTAAATGAGAACAATTCTTTAAATTAACAACAGAATCATCTGGATGGTCTAGCTCACCTAGAGATCTACGTTCCTCTATCGCTCTTTGATAGTTTTTAACTTCTCTTTCTAAAGTCTCGCGGCGGTAGACTCGACCATTACCATTTTTTGTGCCAGCTTTCTGTACGATGCCAACAAGATAGACTGCCCCATCCATAACGTTTCTTTTTTCAGATTCGTTAAGAGCATGGACAGGACACCTACCCTCAGGGCATAACTCAAAATATTCTTGTAAGAGCTGCTTCGACATTATTTTTTAACCACCCCATATCCATTATATTTGTTTGCAACTTTTTTTGGATTTTTTACACCCCAAACATATGAAGCAGGAGACGGTTTTGTGCTTTCTTTCTTCATTTTTTTCCTCAGGCAGGGCTCACCCCTGCGCGAATTCGCTACCGTTACAGCAACGCCTTACTTCTGCAATATTGCGCCGTTTCATTGTTAATCACCCCCTTGTGTATTTCTAAATTTTAAGCCGAAATCGTCTAATATTGAGCTTAAGAAATAACTTGTCCCGGCTGACAAACATCCCAAAAGCAAAGCGTTTATTATATTGTATTCATAGGTAAATAGTTCTGTAAAACAATTGATACTCCACAAAAAAACGCCTGCCCAGAAGCCTGTGCATAGAGGACAGTGAAAAAGCTCACCTAACTTGCCTTTTATCGGCCTTATTGGGTTAAATATAGATCCGTAAACCAATATGTACGTTAACCCATACGCACATAAAATAAAATATATTAATTCCATTAATCACCTATATTCTATAAATGCTGTTAATGCCATAGCTAGCAAACCTTGGAGGTAAAGAGCCCTTAACATCAGAATGATATTTTTCTGGATCAAATTCAGTGTGCTCATCTGGCTCTGGCTCAAGCAACTGTTTTTCCATTTCTTTCTCAAAGTCTTTTAAGTCATCATAGAAGGGCTGCTCTTGGTCACAGAAGTCTGAAATAGCAAAAAGAACAAATTGTATAGGGTCGCCGCTATCAGCTTTTGGTATCGCACCCTCCATAGACATGAAGGTATTGCCAGCTTGAATAGAGTTAATGTCAATAACGCCTTTTTGCGCTAAGCATTTAAATAATCTTTTTTGAGCATCATAAATCTCATCATCCATCTGCTCTTTTGGCATGGCGACAACTTTATTTTTACCAGATATAATAAAAATATCAATATCAGGATGATCGCGGACAATAATATTACCATCTATTGTCTTTCTGGCATTGAGAAGTATTTTTTCAATGACGCGATTATCAATTGTTATTTTTAATTTAAGAGCCATGAATTATATTTCCTCAACTAAAGATTGTATTCTAAGTACTTCTGTCATTAGGTCTGTATCTAATTTTCTTTTATTGTAGTCGTCAACTTTTTCATAAATTAATTTTAATTTACTGGACAAATTGCCATTGTCATTATTAATTTTTTCTTGTATCGTTTGTTTTAGACGACTAATTTCTTCATAAAAATATAACTTAAACTCTGTATCATCGTCAGCAGATGTAATATAGTGTGACAATAGTTTTTTCTGTTGCTCATTTAACTTATCACCATATTGATTATTAAATTTTTCCACAAAAGTCTTTAAAGCCAAGTTATTGACATTTGGAAATGGTTTTTTAGTATCTTCAATACGATTTAGCATGCCTAATAATTTTTTCTCAATAACCACTTGCTTTTTAGGGTTCAAGCTCTTATTCAAAACTTGATTAATTGTTGCAAGTTTCTTATAATTTGGTACAAAATTCGTCCAAACATTTGGTGATAAGCTTTTGTTAATCGTGTTTATAAGTTTAGTTTGTGTTTCAAATATCTTGTCTCTATCTAGAGAGTTAAATTGTAGCTTTGCTTCATTAAGCATTTTAGTGATTAAATCTGAGTCCATATCATCTGTGCTTTCAAAAGCTTTATATATTTCTAAATCTTGCTTAAGTATTTTAGTTTTTGAAAAATATTCTTTTAATATGCTTAGAATATTACTTTTCTTTTGCTCTTCTTCGTTTATTGAAGCCTTTGAGTACTCCATCAACAGAGTCTCATATATGAAAGCTGTGTTTCTTTTTTTATTATGACTGAACTTCATTTTTTGATGTCTCCAAGGACTGTATTAATTTTTTAATTTCATTATTTTCGTTTAGAAGTTTTTTCTCTTCCTCATCGTAGTAATTAGGTTTTAAATTTTCAGAAAAACTATAAGAAAACTTCGTTAAGCCATCAAGCTCTCTTTTTCCGGCGTGAGAATCTTTTTTAGATAAGCCTGCCAGACCATGAATAGCCAATCTTCTACCGCTTCTATCGTCTCTGTTTTTATGGTAATACCTTTTACCTTTATTTTCTGAGTAAGAACGCCCATATTCATCAACGTCTCTCTTTGCTGGTGCTGCTGGTGCGGCGGTGGCGCCAGGAGTGGCCAGTAGAGGGCCAGTATCTTCTGGCGTGGCGGG